GCGGCCCCTCTATCTTCGCCCACGTGTACAGCGAGGGTGTAAGAGTCATGGAGGCTGTGGTCTTGTTGTAGGCGAAGCCCACGTACTTCTTGCCGGTCGGGTAAGCGGAGATGCCCGACCCGGAGGCGTCGTCTGCGTAGGCGACCCACGTGTACAGGCTTTGGCCGTCGGTTCCGGGCGGCCCGGGAACCCCATCCTCACCCTTGTCGCCTTTCGCCCCGTCCTTGGTCCTGGTCAGGAGGACGGTGCTTGATAGCACCAGCGAATCGACCGTCGCCACGCACTCGAGGAACTGTCTGCCGTCCATGGCCGCCGCCGGTACCGCATATCGGCCGTTCGTCCAGCTCTTGGCTACGCCGCCTATCTTCAGCGCCGGTACCACGGATGACACTCCTGACATGGTGTATGACAGGACGATCGTTTCAGGGCCTTTCAGGCTGCCTTCGGAGTCGTAGGAGAACTGCGTGCCCGTGGCCGAAAGCAGCAGTGTCGGCACGTCCTTCTGCTTGGAGATGATGGCGGTCTGGGAGATTGACGGAAGCGGTTCGCTGTACGCCCGGACCTCCACGCTGTCGACAGATGCCACGACGGAGGCGGGTATCGACGCCCGCCCCTCGGAATCGAGCGCGTAGGCCGTGCCGCCCACCGTGAGCTTGGGCGCATGGTACAGGCCCTGACTCTCTACGGTCGCGGTGATGTTGTCCTGGGTGTACGCCGCGTTGTCGGCGTAGTAGCGGAACGCATGGGCGTCGAGGTTGAGGTATACGGCCCCTTGGTCGACCGCCCTGCCTATCGTCTTCTTGACGGAGTATGAGGCAATGGCCGCCTTGACCTCCACGCTCTGGGCGTCGCCCATGACCGACTGCGGTATCGGGTACGAGCCTGATACCGGCGTCACCTCCACGCCCTTGACGGTAAGCGTCGGGGCCTTGCTGAATCCTGCGTAGGATAGGGTCGCTATGACCGGGGCCTGGTCCGCATGTTGCGGGCCGTCGGCGTAGTAACAGAACGTGTCGCGGGAAAGGTCCAGCGATATCGTCCCGGCGTCCATCCGCTTGGACACCGTGGCCTGGCGTCTGAGCGTCGACACCTCGGCGACGAACACCACGTTGTCAACGCCGACAAATGCGCTGGTATCCATCGTGTATTTGCCGTCGGTCAGCGTGACCGCCGCCCCGTCCTTGGTCAGGGTTGGGGGTGCGGAGAAGCCGGACGCGGAGACCGTGACGACCACCGCGCCCTGGGTGTACGGCACGTCGTCCGCATAGAACGGCACTACGCTCTTGGACACGTCGAGGATCAGCGATCCGGCGTCCTTGACCTTGGATATCACGGCGCTCTGCGAATACGTGCCGCTCACGGCCTTCACGGGAAGGCTGTCCTTGCCGGCCAGTCTGGAGACGGGGATCGAATATCTGTTGTCCGTCATGGGTACGGCCATGCCGTCCACGTACAGGGTCGGCTCGGTGAGGTTCGACCAGGTCACCGTGGCGACTATGGCGGTGGCGTCCTTGGGCACGTCGTCCGCGTAGCATTCCACCTGCGTGCGGGACAGGTCGAGGACGAGCGACGCGCCATCTTGGCCGGGATTTCCATCTTCGCCCGGTTTTCCAGGCACGCCAGGAATCGTCGGAGTCTCAGGAGGATCAAGTCTTCCCGCTCCGACGACGGTTCCCTCCGGATACATGCTGATGCCGGGGTCATACGGCGGAATGACATCGGAGTCGTCATAGACGGACTCGACATAGTCGACACCCTTGATCTTGCAGCCGTAATGCTCGTCCGTACTGATCTCCGAGACCAGTACAGGTATCGCCTCCGCCTGGTACTCGCCGAAGACACAAAGGTCGCCAGTCAGCCAGCATACGGTCTGGGCGTCGGCGAACATCAGCCGCTCAGTAGTACCCTCAGCCGTCTTGACCGGAATAGGCCCGGTGATGCCGTCGGCATGACGGATTCGTACCCCGTAGGAAACACCGGCGACCATCGTGACGTCCTCGTCGAGACAGATACCCAGCGCCTGGCCAGATCCGTTGGCGATGATCTCCCTCACCCTGCCTTGCCCCAAGCCGATGAGGAAATTGTCATTCGACAAGAGGACCACATCGCCTGGCAGACACAGCAGCCCCTCGATATCCGTCTCCCAGCTGTAGGTCCTGCGCTGAGCGTGAACGGCTTTGAGCCTGGACGCCCCTACTCTGGCTGCGTGCGACGGTGAAGTCACCCCGAACAACGTCACCTCCTGGGCATCATCGTCATCAGTCAGCTCCACGTCGTAGAGGATCTTACCCTCCTCTCCTTTTCCAATGGTCCTTTCGACCTCCACGTAGCCGACATCCGCCGAGATGAACTTGAGCTTCAAGGCGTCAGGCAACGCGGAGAAGTCACGGGTCAAGGAAAAATTGAAGGCGTTGCGGGTGGTGAACATCTGTGAGATGTACGGCTGGGCCTTGTCTATGCGTATGCCGATACGGTCCGCCCTGGCGTTGAGCTGGGCAAGGTTCGACTGGCAGATATAGTCGCAGAGCTGCCTGACCGTGAAGTCGCCCGTCACGTAGGCGTCGCATGTAAAACCCTGCTGGTCACACCAGAGGGAGAAAGCCTCAAAGTCAGCCCAGACAATCACGTCGTCGGAAACCGGGCGGGGATTGACCGCCGGATCGGTCAGCAGATACAGCAGTGCCGCCGCAGGGTTGCGGGTGGGCTGGACGGTCCAGGACGCGGGTCCCGTACCCGTCCCGCCATAGGCGCGCGTGGACAGGGTGCAAATCGCGTTGAGAGAATCGACGATGCCGTTGAGCTGGTTCGTGGCCCGAAGCTTGAGGGCGAGCGTCGAGTATCTGTCGGTATCCTTGACGGGGTACCTGTTGCCGGAGGTATCCTGGGTATGGCAGTCCAGCACGTCATAATAGACATAGTCGTTATACTTTGACGTCTCGCCTTCGGCGGTCGTCCGTTGGACACGGACTTCGTACAGCCCGTCGGCCGCCCCCGACACATCGACCGTGAACATCTCCCGCCATTTGTCCCTGTTGAGCGACCTGATCACGTCGTGGGCGACTTGCCATGATCCGCCAGGAATGCGCCATTCGATCCTGATGCCGACCTGCACGGATTGTTTGTCGCCATGGTCGTCGTATCTATAGCAACCGCTTGGAGCGGAGATACCGACGTCGGCCTGACAGGTCCCGCTTGCGGTCGTCCGTTCTATCGGTACGGGCGTGCCGCCGTTCTCCAGGCGAACGCCCACATAGGTCTCCAGGACACGCCGAGGATAGATCGTGCCGGGATCGGGATTGATCTCATACGTCGCTCCGGCATACTTGGAGAGAGGAGTCTCCCCTATCTTTATGGATGAGGGATCGACCATGACTCCCCGGTAGCCAAAACAGAAAAGCTGGTGCAGGTGCTGGTCGTCCGCGGCGTAGGATGAGTACGGCTGGGCGGCCAGGTCGGGATAGACCCTATGCCTGCCGAGTACGACGGGAAGCCGCTGCCCCTGTCTGGCGGTGTTGCCGGATCCCCGCAACGACGGCGAGGTCTGTATCTTGGAGACCGACGGCTGACGCGTGAACAGATCGTACAGCGCGAACCCGACGGGTACCGCGAACGCGATCACCGCGAGCGCGAGAACGAGGATGGTCTCCAGTCCGGCCGGGCAGACCCGCACCGTCACGCAATCACATCGCAGCCGGTGGGCGGGGTCCCGGACAAGGGTGTCACCGTCATGGACGACGCAGTTCGTCCCGTCACATCCCAGCATTTCCAGCAACGACGCGACCGTGCAATCGCCGTTTATTTCCCGGTCGATATGGTCGGTGTTGAACGGATTTGTAAACAGTCGTACTCTCATGAGTACCAGAATAGATCGTCGGGGCTAGGGGGATTCGTAGGGTTTAGCGAGCCTATAGAAACCGATGATCATGGTGCCGATCCGGTCCACGGGCATGAAGCTCGCCCCCTGTGTGGTCATGTGCAGCACCCCGCCCCCGTAGAAGACGCCGATGTGGGTGAGCCACCGCGACGGGCTGCGCATCAGGACGAGGTCGAAGTCCTTGGGGGACGGCACATCACGGAATCCGCCCAAGGCGTCCTCAAGGTCGGTGGCATCCTTGACATTGAGGAAATCAGGAAGTTCCAGGCCCAGCTCCTGGCGGAGGACCAGGCGGGCGAACCCCCAGCAGTCCGCGCCGTCCTCGGAGAGCCCCCTGTCCTGATAAGGGATCCTGAGATACCGCCGCAGATCCATCAGCCCAGCCCGGGGAAGTTGACGTTGGAATAGCTGGACGGAGACGCGTTGTAGGAAAGCATGCTCCTGCGTACCAGGGACAGTCTGACCGTGCCCTTCCCGCCCTGCGTCATGCCGGACAGGTCATACGCATACGGGCCGTCCACCGGAGACGCGGGGTCCCCCCTCCTGATACAGGACAGCGTGATTTCGGGGGTCCCCTCCAGGGATTGCAGCCGCGCCGTTATGAGACGGTCCACGTCCTCGATCTCGACGGTCGCCGAGGCGTCCGAGGCGTCGGCGTCCGGAGGATTGAAGTCGAATCCCCTGGCCGCATACGCCACCCCGCCGACCGTGATGCCCACGGTGTCGTCGACGAACCGTAGCGGCGTGGTCCATGAGGGGTGCGAGAAGACGACCAGGTTGCAGAACACCTCGCCGGTCTCCTGGGCGAGCAGCTCCTTCCTTGTAGCCGGTGTAATCATATGAGCTCCAATGTATAGTCGACGATAAATCTGTCGCCATCGCGCATCCAGGACGGAAGTTCCGCGAACCGGACGGACATCGTCCCGCCAGTCCCATGGACATAGTCCGGGTATGAGAACGGCAGGGACCCACCGACGGTCGTCACGTCCAGGAACGTCAGGAAAGCGTCCATCTGGGCCGCCGTGAACTCCACGCTCTGAGACAGGCGGTCGCACCGCTTGCTCGTCAGCCTGCGGACCTTGTCCGGTCCTCTCTCCATCTTGGTCCGCAGGAGGTTGTCCCCCGGCTTCACCTGCCAGTCAAGCTTGCCCAGGGGCAACGCCCCGGGCCATGTGACGTCAGCCATTTCTCCCCGCCTCCCTGATATCGTAGCGCTGCCTCATGGCCCCGTCGTACCGTCCATCCCGTAGCTGCCTGTCGACGGTCCTGCCGATGAGGATCGTGTACCTCGCCGTGTCGCCGTCCTCGTCCCTGGACGTACTCACTTCGGCTCCGGTGTTGTTGATGACGGTGACCGTCACGTTGGCCGCTCCCCCCGCTCCTCCGATCGAGACGTCCCCGTCCCTCACGCTCTGGGCGTAGGTCTTGGGCACGACCATCTCCCCCTGGTGTATCCTGGCAACCATGTCCTCGGGCACCTCGGCGATGCCGACGGCGAACGACGGCAGGGGCTGGCTCTGGATCGCGGCTACCTGGACGCCTCCTGTGACGGCCGCCATCGCCGACAGGGCCACGCCCGTCCAGCCCCCCGGGTCCGCCATGAAGCGGATCACCGCCGCCGCGGTGTCGAGCAACGCCTGGAACACCTTGATGTCCCGTTCCCGCTCGGCCTGTTCGCGCTGAAGCTTCTTCTTTTTCTCGTCCGCCTCTTCCTCGATGCGCAGCCGCTCCATGGCGTCCGCCTTCCCCCTGGCGGTCTTCATGTCCCCGGTCTTCACGGCCTCGGCGTATTCCTTGCGGAGCTTTTCCGCCTCGGACTCCTCCTGGAGGCCGAGGGCCTCCAGCTGGGCCTGCGTCTGCCGGTCGATCTCCGCGATCCTGGCGTCCGTCTGCGCCGACCAGAGGTCGCCGAGGCCGCTCGTCAGTTCCTTCGCGAAACCGGAGACCTGGTCGAACATGTCCATCCAGAAGTCCTTGATCTTCCCGGTCTGCTCCTTGTGGAGCCGCGTCTCCTTGGCGGCGTAATAGGCGTTGAGGTCGTCCATCTCCTTCTGGGTGGCCGTGTGGTTGGCGAGCTTCCGCTTCATCGCGTCGATCGCCTCGTCACGCTCGTGACGCAGAAGGTCCAGCCGGATGTCCGTCGCCGCCCTGAACGATCCGGCCTGCTCAAGTTCCTCGGCCTTCCTACCCATGAGCTCGGACCGCTGGCCCGCGAGCATGTCCTTCATCTCCTTGGCGCTTTGCTTGCGGGCGTCGGACAGCTTGCGGTTCTTCTCCCGCTCGATCTCGATCTCCTGTTCGGCGGTGATCCTGTCGTAGGCGACCAGGTCGTCTGCGGTCGCCCGGTTGTCGGCCACCTTCCTCTCAAGCTCGATCCGTTCGGCGGCGCGGCTGGACTGGAGGACCTCCACGCGTTTCTGGTAGGCCGCTTCGATGTATCCTTCGGCTTCCAGCTCGGATGCGAGCGCTTCCTTGACCGCGTTCGACTGCTGGAGCGACGCCTGCTTCATCGCTTCGGCGCTCGTTTTGCGTGCCGCCGTCAGCTTCCGGTTCTTCTCGTTTTCAAGCTCGACTTCCTGCCCGGCGGTGATCCTGTCGTAGGCGACCAGGTCGTCGGCGGTGGCCCGGTTGTCGGCCACCTTCTTCTCAAGCTCCGCACGCTCGGCGGCCCGTTGGGCTCGCAAGGCCTCAAGGCGCAGGTCATAGGCCGCCTCGGTCTGGTTGAGGGATTCGAGCTCGGATGCCGCGTTCTGCATCATGGAAACCTGCTGCTGGAGGCTTGCGTTCCTCAGCTCGTCGGCGGTTTCCTTTCGAGCGGCGGTCAGCTTGCGATCCTTCTCATCTTCCAGCGCGACCTCCTGGGCGGCCGTCACTTTGTCGAACGTATCCAGCTCATCCTGCGTCGCCTTTTTGTCGGCGACTTTCTGGGCGAGTATCGCCCTCTCCGCGGCCCGGCTATCCTGCAGGACCTGGAGACGGATCAGGTATGCCGCCTCGACGTGTCCCGCCGATTCCTGCTCTGAGGCGACGGCCTGCTGGCGGCTTGCCTCCTGGTCCCTGATTGATGCGGCGAGTCGTTGCGCGAGTTCTTCTTCCGATTCGGCCCCGTCCTGGGTGATACGCTTTTTTTCGTTGGCGTACCATTCGTCCAAGGCCTGGAGCTCCGTGTAGGAGGTTCCGTCCTGCTGGATCCGATTTCGCAGCAGGTTGATCGACAGGTCGTTGACGTTCTCCCCTTCCTGCACTAGCTTGGCGTCGGTGGCGATCTTGCGTATCGCCGCCTCTTTTTCGATCCGGGAGAGCGTCAGCCTCAAGGCTGTGGCCATCTGATAGTCGCCCGACTGTTCAGCCAGGGCGGCCTTCTGCTCCTTCAGCCGGTTGCTCCAGTTCCGGCTGGCGTTGGCGGCCGTGTTCGTGGCGCTGGCGTTATTGTTGGTGGCATCGGTGTCGACCTTGATCGCGGCGGCCGTGGACATGATTTGACCGTAGAGCTCGGGATAGGTCTGTGCGAGATAGTCGACATTAACGGCTTCCGTGTTGACCGCAATAGCCGTAGCCAGGACGGCTTCTTTTAAAGCGGCTTCTGCGCCGGCGAGATCGCCTTGCCCTTGTATGAGATCGTCTACCGCGGCATTCAGCTTATCTTTCCAGATTTCCATATAATTCGATGAATTCATGAAGAACTGCATCTGCGCTTCTTTCAATGTGTCATAGTAGGTCCTTTCGGAGGAACTTTTAGACGCCTGTCGTTCCAGCCGTTCAATCTCTGCCCTGACCGCCGCCGGGCCTTTGGCGGCAGCCAACGCATACGCTTCCTGTCGGGCCTGAGCGGATTCCACAGCCTTTTCATGCTTCTGAATCTTTTTAGAGGTTTCATCATAGCTCTTCATGACCTCCGCGAGATTCTTCTGCGCCTCTAGGCCCAACAAAGCTTGTCGGGCTTTCAGAAGACCGAGCTCGCTGTCAGTCAGGTCCGAGGTGTCGCCTGCCAGCTGCCGTGTGAGACCGGCGTATTCGTTGCTCGCCGCCGACAAGTCGTTTGTGGCCGACGTCAGCCGTTCCGTCGCCCCCTTGTGCGAGGTGACCAGGACCGTGGCTCCCGCGACGACCCCCAGGACGGCCCCCCAGGGGCCGCCTACGGCCAATGCCACCGCGGCGAGGGCACCCAGGGAGAACGCCAGCGTCTGGGCGGTGTCCGACCAGCCGTTGAACGCGCGGGCTCCGTCCAAGGCGAGGCCGAGGATGCCGGTGGCGGCGGGCAGCAGCGCGTCGCCAAGTTCCGAGGCCAGGTCGTCGAGAGTCTGGCGCAGCCCCTGGGAGGTGTTCGCAAAGCTGTCGGCGGTCAGCGCCGCGTCACCGATGGTATAGTCGTAGTCCTGCCACAGCTTGATCTCCTGGTGCAGGGCGTTCTTGGACTGGGAGACCACTCCGGAGAGGACGGCCTCCTGCTTCTCCAGATTGCTCATCTCCAGCCAGGTCTTCCTTATCGACTTGGCGTACTCGCCCTGGTTGATGGTCTCGACGCTCAGCGACACGCCCAGCCGGCGCAGGGCCTCGAACTGGAAGGAAAGCCCGCTCTGCATCGACGCCATCGCTTCTTCTACCGGGACGTTCGAGAACGAGGCGAGGTCGTTGGTGATGCCGACCACGGCCTGCGAATACCTGGCGGCCTGTTCGGTCGTATCGCCGTAGCCGGTACGCAGGTCCTGCTGCGTGGCCAGGAACTCCTTGGTCGCCGTGACGCCACGGTTCGTGACATCCGCATAGACCCTCGCCCAGGCGTCGGCCTCGGCCTCCATGCCGGAGAAGACCGTCCTGAACTTGCTGTCCAGTTCCTCGACCCTGCTGGACGCGTCCAGCAGGCTCTTGACGAAGACGCCGCTGATCACGGCCGTGGAGACCTTGCGGAGCTTCACGCCGAGCGCCTCGATGGACGTCCCCGTCTGGACGATCCTGGCCCTTGACCTGTCCAGGCCGGCGTCCAGCGCGCTTGTGTCGCCGGTGATCCTGTAGATGAGCGTTCCGATGACATTGTCCATCATTTTTTCCTTCTGATCACGCCGTCGGCGACGGCCTCGTCCAGGCCGCCGTCATCGCTTCGGGAGATCCAGCACGAGGCGTAGATCTTCGGATCCATCATGGGGGCCAGCTTGTTCAGGTCCCACATGTCCATCTCATGGTAGAAATAGTCGGGGGTGATGTACGGCCACTCCCGGCAGAAGGCCGCGCACAGCCGGTCATAGTCCAGCGTGCCCTTTACTTTTTTTTTACGGTTCCCGCCGAATCCTTGGCCAGGCACACTTCGATGAACGCCCTCACG